CTTCTTGCCACTTGCCAAAAAGACAAAAAGAGGTACAATAGTACAATGCACAATGCCTATTACCTATACCCTAATATGAATCTAGATTGGGGTAGATTGAAATTCTGTTTGCTGCGCAGGGGTGTCCCTTCGGAATTCCACCGAATCAGTCAGTAATTGACTCTATTCTTTAGCTTCTAGGATCTAGCAGATAACCGCACTTGATATCGTAAGCGATATCAGCATAACGGTATGAACCATGATGCCCATTAGGCACTTGACTCATAGCATCTGCAACTGTCATCCCAGCAACCATTTCCACACGGTCAGCAATGTAACCAGCTTGAGGAGTCTTGGCTCCACGTTCTAGAACGTGGTCAGCCTTGAAGCCTCTAGTGTTGGCTTTCTTAGTGTTAACTCTAGTGAACACATCAAGTGCGTTCGCCAAGTCAGCATCGTCGCCAATTGCTTCGCGTAGGATATTCAAAGCGTCTACTCTATTGAGTTGGGCTTCTACTTTCGCTGTCTTCTTAGACATAAGCATTTCCTATACTTTTTATACACATCCGCTATTACGCGGAACCTATAACTAAGTAATAATTACTTACTACTTACTTACCCCTTTACTTTACTACTTTACTTTATAAAAGTAAAGGGTTAATTAATAGCGTAGCTATAAAGGTATTAATTAACGCTATAAAAGTAATAAAAACGTACTACTACTATATAAAACCCCTTTATAAGTACCCCACCCCCCCTTTTTTTAAGCCCCCGTGTAGGCACGTATCCGCCCGAGTTCCTCAGACTAATTTTCCATGGATTTTTTATACAGCTTTACAGGTACATGCTTTTCGGTTTATCATGTATAAAAATTTGCTGCAAAATTATTTTGGAAATAGATAAAGAACTCTGGTCTCAGCTACCAAAAGAAATACTAGAAGAGTATCTCGAACTTACGGAGAGGCTCAAAGAACTCGATCAAGTAGAAAAATGCGAACAAAGTTTTCTAGACTTTGTTAAATCTCAGTGGCCACAATTCGTAGAGGGCAGTCACCACCGTATAATGGCGAACGCCTTCGAGCGTATCGCTGATGGTCGATTAAAACGTCTTATAATAAATATGCCACCAAGGCACACTAAATCAGAGTTCGCAAGTCACATGTTCCCAGCGTGGTTAGTCGGAAAAAGACCAGGACTTAAAATTATTCAAGCAACGCACACGGCAGACCTTGCTGTAAAATTCGGACGTAAAGTGAGAGACCTGTTTTCAACGTCCAGTTATCAAGCGATATTCCCAGATGTGTCTCTGCACCCAGATTCACAAGCTGCAGGTAAGTGGGAAACGAGATCTAAAAAGAACCCCAAAATTCAAGGTGAGTACTATGCGGCAGGTGTCGGTGGTGCAATTGCTGGTCGTGGTGCGGATCTGTTTATAATCGACGACCCCCACTCAGAGCAAGATGCTATGTCAAAAACGGCATTGGATGAAGCCTACGAATGGTACACTTCTGGACCTCGTCAGCGTTTGCAACCTGGAGGCTATTGTAGTAGTAATGACAAGATGGTCAGTCCGAGATTTAACAGGTCGATTAGTGCGGGACATGGGGAAAGGTAACAAGAACGATCAGTGGGAAGTTATCGAGTTACCTGCGATTTTGCCCAGCGGTGATCCAGTCTGGCCAGAATACTGGTCGCTAGAAGAACTAGAAGGAGTACAAGCTGCACTGGGTAAAGGTCCAAAATGGCATGCTCAATACATGCAGAAGCCAACGTCCGAGGAAGGTGCACTTATTAAAAGGGAGTGGTGGAAAACTTGGGAAAAGAGTTCGCCCCCACCTTGTGACTATATTATTCAAAGTTACGATACAGCATTTTTAAAAACTCAGACTTCGGACTATTCAGCTATTACAACTTGGGGAGTATTTTACCCAGAAGGACGTATAGGTGAAGAAATGTATAACGGNGATGTCGCTCACTTANTATTANTGGATTCTGTAAAAGAACGANTAGAGTTCCCAGAACTAAAAAGGAAAGCCCTAGAACTTTACGAATACTGGGAACCAGATACAGTAATCATTGAGTCTAAGGGTAGTGGTACTCCGTTAACGCAAGAATTACGCAGGATTGGTATTCCTGTACAAAATTTCACACCAAGTAAAGGAGCGGATAAAGTGGCAAGGGTTAATTCTTGTACACCGTTGTTTGAATCAGGTATGGTCTGGAGACCTGATCAACCATGGGCAGATGAAATGGTCGAAGAATGCGTGGCATTCCCCGCAGGCGACCACGATGACTTGGTGGATAGTATGAGTCAGGCGATATTGCGATTTCGTCAAGGTGGTTTTGTACAATTAGCTTCCGATTATGAAGACGAATACGAAGGTTATCGTGAACGGAAAATGGTTTACTATTAAATTAATTTAATATAGAGTGAGGTGGCATTATGGCAGTAGAGAAAGGTGTTCAAGTTCCCTTAGGAGAAGTAGACGAAGTTCCTCCCTTCGAAGAAGAAGAAATTGAAGTAGAATTAGAGGATGATGGATCTGCAGTTGTAGATTTCATGCCTGAGGCACAAACCCCAGAAACAGGTTTTCAAGATAATTTAGCAGAAGTTCTTGACGATTCTTCGTTAGGTAAATTAGCCAGTGAGTTAATAAACTATTACGAAGAAGATAAAGAATCTAGAAGTGAATGGTATACAGCTTTTGCAAAAGGGTTAGATTTATTAGGTATAAAACAAGAAGAACGTACTCAACCATTTGAGGGAGCGAGCGGAGTCAATCACCCATTACTAAGTGAAGCTGTTACGCAATTCCAATCGCAAGCTTATAAAGAGTTACTCCCAGCTGATGGTCCAGTTTCTGTAGAAGTGGTAGGCGATGACAACACAGAAGTAGTTCAACAAGCTAGACGTGTGAAAGAATTCATGAATTATCAGATCACTCACGTTATGGAAGAATATGATCCAGAAATGGATTCACTTTTATTCTATTTACCGTTATCTGGAAGTGCGTTTAAAAAAGTTTATTTTGACACTATGCTTAACAGAGCAGTTAGTCAATTTGTTAAAGCTGAAGATTTCGTGGTGAGTTATTCCACTACTGACCTTTTTAATCACCACGATACACTCACGTCATGACTATGACGGAAAACGATTTGCGTAAAATGCAACTTAACGGTATGTATCTAGAAATGGATATGACAGGAGCAGGTGTACCAGACGAAAATCAAGTTAAAGAAAAAATCGATAGAATGGATGGGGTTACTCCTAACTACGCAGAAAACAATGACATGTACACTCTTTTGGAGATGCATGTAAACTTAACGATTTCTGAAATAGAAGACCATGGATTTGCCTGCCCTTATATAGTAACTATATGTAAAGACACCAGTAAGATTTTATCCATACGTAGAAACTGGCAGGAAGGTGATCCTAATTATCAAAAAGTAGATTATTTTGTACAATATAAGTTCCTCCCAGGATTAGGGTTTTATGGTTTTGGTTTAATTCACATGATTGGTGGCATAACTAAATCAGTAACTGCTATATTAAGACAGTTAATAGACGCAGGAACTTTATCTAATTTACCTGCTGGGTTTAAAGCTAGAGGCATGCGTATTCAAGGGGAAAATGACCCTATTCAACCTGGAGAATTTAGAGACGTTGATGTAGCTGGTGCTACAATTAAAGATTCTTAATGCCGTTACCTTATAAAGAGCCCTCTACAGTATTGGCTCAATTATTAGGTGTACTTGTCGATTCAGGTAGAAGATTCGCTTCTATTACGGATATGCAGATGGGAGACATGGGTAGTCAAGAAATGCCAGTAGGAACTACGGTGGCTATGTTGGAACGTGGAACTAAAGTAATGTCAGCTATCCACAAACGCTTACATTTTGCACAAAAGAAAGAATTCAAATTATTAGGAACACTTTACGGTAAGTATCTACCAGAGCAATACCCTTATGCAATGCCAGGAGGAAAAGGGTATGTAATGGCTGCAGACTTTGATGAAAGAGTTGACGTTCTTCCTGTTAGTGACCCAAATATATTTTCAATGGCACAACGTGTTTTAATTGCACAACAAATGCTACAAATGGCACAGGCAGCACCAGATATACATAATCTACCAGAAGCCTACCGCAGAATGTATGACGCATTAGAAATTAAAAACGTAGATACGTTATTCCAACAGCAGCAACCTGTTCCTCCCAGAGATCCGATATCAGAAGAACAAGCAGCAATGTTAGGACAACCTATACAAGCTTTTGAATGGCAAGATCATGAAGCCTATATTGCGAACCACAGTGCATTTATACAAAATCCTATGGTTCAACAGCAACCACAGGTAGCACAAATGATAAGTGCCAATATACAAGAACATCAAGCAATGCTTTACAAACAGCAGGTAGAGCAGGCAATGGGACAACCATTACCACCACTTGAGCAAATCACACCAGAGATTATGAATCAAATTGCTCAAGCTGCTGCACAAGCCACAGCCGAAGTAACAGGAAAAGCGAAAGCAGTTCAAGAAGCTGTTGAGTTACAACGTATTGACCCAGTTATAGAGGTACAACGTGAAGAAATTGCCCAACGTGCACAAAAAGATGCAACACAGGCACAACTTGATGCAGAGAAAATAATGTCTAACGAAGCGATCGCTGAAATGAAAATTGCAGCAGATCGAGAGAAAACACTAATACAGGCTCAACAAGAAGCTGAACGTACATTTGCGGATACGCTTAAACAAGTACGAGAAGCTGACACTAAAAGCCGAGGAGAATAAAATGCCAAGTAAAACAGGATATCCAGGGATTAAAAAGAACCCTATAAAATCAGTAGACGGTACTGGAATTAAAAAGATCACTAGAAAAGCTAAAGGTGGCGGAGCAGCCAAGAAAGGCTTGAAGTTTGTCGAATACGGGAGAACGTAATGAGTGCAAGAAGTGGAAGAACTAAATCCGATAAAGATAACAAAGTTAAATGGGGCTGGTTGGGACCTTATAAAGTTATTAAAACAGATAGGTCTGGTATGAAAAAGCTTATGAAAAAGGCTGATAAAAAGAAAGCAGTAAAATCTGAAACCGAAGACCAACGTTCAAAAAGAATGGAAAAAGAAGACGCTAACGTAAGAGGTTACGGTGGTGGTGGAAGAGTTAAGAAATAGTGGACTGGTTA